GTGAGTAGAATTCATCTTGGATGCTTGATATTTAATAGAATTTAAATGTTCTTCTGTTGTAGATACTACAGTTAATAAATTCTCTCCCTTTTTATCTGTGTTTAATTTTCCGGGATAAAGAGTAGCATCTTCAGGAGAATCACATTTAGTAAATTCAATGGTGTGAATAGAACTTAAACTATTCAAAAAAGACTTATCTAAAATAGTAGGCAAATTTTTAATATTTGCTAGTCGTCGAGAAGTATCATTTAATTCTTGACTAGCAGAATTTAAAGCTTGATCTATTGTAGGGTCTGCCATATTAATCTAAGGGATCTTCGTCACTTTCTGCTTCTAAAAAATTATTTTGCTGTTGTTGAATGAATACGGTTTTTAGAAACTCCATAATGGCGTCTCGGTCTCTAGCTGATTCTGCATGTTGTACAATATATCTTTCACCCTTATCACTATATCCAATCAAAATATAACTGTCTAGATATTCTGTGATAATAGATTTAAGAATATTATAGTCTCTGGTTTGAATTTTATTATCTGAATGGTTTTCTTTAACCCATTTATCTAAAGCTCTTTGTAACTCTGCATTGTTAATAGAGTTATAAATATTGGCTTTAACTTCTGAGATGACTTGTGCAGTTTCATTTTCATTCAAACTAGATAAAGAAGGTACCGCTACAGAAATTTGTAATTTGTTTTTAGTAGAAGAGGGTTTCTTTTCTACTTTGTCTTCTGGTTTCTTTTTCTTAGGCGCCGGCATAGGTAGATGCTTTGTTGTTAATGCCGAATTTAACCAAATATTCAATAACAATTTCAATGGAACTTGTTTTAATTTTGAAACGGTCAGGGATATATTGTCCTCCATCATAGATTTCAAAATATTCTTCACCCAAATCATTATGATTATTATAACAGGTTACTAATACAGATGACACAGTTGGATCAATTATTACGGTCCAAGAGCGTGGATCTGCTGTACCATAGTCACTAAACAGTTTATCAGCAACATATCCACTATCTCGTAGACGTTTAATGAAGTAACTGCATGTAGTTATTTTATTTTTAGCCATAATGTTTATTTATTTAATTTGTAGATGTTATTTTACCAGTGCTGAAATAATATATTTTAATTCTATGCTTTCTTCTTCCATGCTTTGGAAAACGAAAACCTTGTATTGACTATTGATTTTAACTTTAATATCTGAACGACACGATGTTAATATTTTAAATACTTCCATATTAAGTGCCATTGGACTACTGATTGGGTTACCACTAAATTCTTTTGAAGCAATAAGATTAATATTGTCTACATTAGGCTGGGTTTTATCATTAATTTCTGCTAATACTTTTTGCCCATCTGTTGAAAAATAAATCTTTGTAGAATCTGCTACAAAAGCATATCCTGCCATGATTTGTTTAATCTTAGAGACTGGTATGATGAATTCAGTATCAAACTTTAAGGAGGATATTTTATTAATAGATACTGGTGCTTCTTTGATTACACTATTATCTACTAAATGATATTTAAAAAAGGTCTTTTCCTCTGTCTTATCATCTACTACTTGACACTTGATGCTATTAACATCATATTCCAAGGAAAAGATTCCATCATTACCCAAACACTCTAATCCAGATAATAATTTTTTAATACTAATTAAATTAAGCTGTACAGCTGGATTAACAGAAACTGGTAATTTGGCTTTAGCATATAAGATAATGGTAGTATCCGGAGAGCAACATATAGAATATAAATTCTCTCCGGATACATTGAGAACACAGCTTTCCGTCAGTCGATTAATAGACCCTAGTATCTTTTCTAAATAAGACTTAGGAAGAGGAATGGAAGACATTAATCTCTGGAGGAGTTGGATTTTTCTTTTTCTGTAATGTGATTAAAGACTTTACCCAACATTCCAGAAATTTTAGTGAATGTAGAATCTATTTTTAGCAAAGTTGCTTTAATAGATTTAATGTCTTGAATTAATTCATCTTGAGTCGGTGTAGTAACTGAAGCTACTGGCTGAATATTTTTAACAACTGGAAGAGTAGATGGTGGAACAACTGGCTGTTGAACATTTGCTTCTACTAGCTGAATTGGGATATCTGGTACTGAAAGTGGAACTTGAGCTTGTACCATTTCTTCGGGAATATATCCACTATTAGCTGGATCGTATCTGTCTGGTCTTACCGGAGCTCCGCTTCTAATAGAATCAATAAAGGCATTAATATTAATTCTATTTGAGGGAACTTGACGGTGTGAGTCGGACATCTTATCGACATAGTTAAGATGTCCTCCCACTAAACCAGCCAACATAGCTGCATCTTTATCAAATTCTTTTTCGGAGATCATATATTACTTTAAGTCTCTACCAGCATTAATCACACTAACGGCGATTGAACTATGAATTGATTCATAATGATTTACGATAACCAAATAATCCTTAATACGACCATCTAGATCTTTATCTAATTCAACAGCCACCTTACGAACCATATCTTCTACAAAGACCGGATTTTCATACATCAATTCTGTCTGATATGCTTCATCAACACGCTTCAAAGCATTGACAATAGGAGCTGAAGAGCTTCTTTCTACTGCTAGAACCAACTCTTCAAACCAATACACTTCTCCGGTAGTACCAGACTTAGTTAATTCAACAGTAACATCTGCATAAGACTGCTGATTATGGGCTCCGTAATCTGAAATTTCTTTAGAGCATGGACACAAAGATGCATACAATACATTGGCGTGAAGATAAAACTTTTTCTCACCATTGACAAGTCGACCCTCAAAGGATCCTTGATAATCCATATGAGATACAACCTTAGACACTGGGGCTTCTTTCTTCAAGAAATAATCAAACTTAATCTTGATATAAGCATTTTGACTCTTGAGACGATTCTTACATTCATCTAAAAGAAGATCCATCACTTCATCAATACGATGTGTCTTATTAGCCAAGACCTCTTCTACAAGAATACGGTAACGGCTCATGTTAGTACCTTTAACCTCTGGAGTTAGGTCTGTATACATACTAATAATTGCCTTTGTAGGATTAATGGATCCGTCTTTACGAACGATTTCCATTGGCACTACGATGTTACGAGATCCTACCTTAGGAATATACTTCTTAGGAAATCCATCTAGAGTGTTTTGAATGTCAGGGATATCAGCGTTGGTTTTGATGCGTGGCATATGTGTATTTGGTTTATTGTTTTTAGGTTTGAGGTTAAAATTAAAGATCCTTAAGAATGTCTTCAATGCGATCATTAACAGGTGATTCATCGTCTTCATCAGTAGATCTCTGTGTGATTGTAGATGATTTTGGAGCAGATGGCAACTCAAAATCAACTTCATCTTCTACTTTAGCTTTCGTAGGTTTGGAAGATAATTCTTCAGCATTTCCTAAGAAATGAATATTAAACAACCTATTAATTTCTTCTAAGGATTTGTGTTCAAAAATATTATCTAAATTTTTGATAGAGTCATACAATTCGTCAATATCCGGATTACCTTCTAAGGGAGACGGACTAGTAAACTTTGAAGCTACATAGGTAGGGTATCCACCTTCATTGGTTTCCACTTTAATACGCAAATTGCAACCCCTTTCTGAAAGATCAAAAATCTTAGCACCAAAATCTGCTGCATCATCTCCACTAATTGCATCTGTAATAACTTTGTCTAACTGCTTACCATAACGCAAAATTTTAATTTGACCCTGATTTTCTGGGTTAGTTGGATCTTTAATTACATATACATTAGTTAACCAATTTTCATTGCGTTTAATGGGCTTGATACGTTCAATTTCTGACTTGTTATTGGTTCTATAAACTTTCGAGCGATACTCGTCAATTGGGCATCTTTCTCCGTAAGTTGCTGGACAAAGAACAGAAACTAATTCATTGGTAATGACACTATTCCACAGGTGGTGGTAATAATGAAACATAGTTCTTTCTGGGTTTTGAATGTTTGGAATGAGACGTACCAAATAGGTTTTACCAATCTCTAATTTCATAAAATCTCGGAATCCACTTTCAGCATTGGAACTCTTTTTGTTGAGGGCTTCTTTGATGGATTCGAATAGGTTGTTTGTGTATTTCATGGTTTTTACGGTTTTATGGTTTGTGTTTTACTGATTTATATTAACTGAATGAGAGTTTGATTTCAACTTTAAATCAATAAAAGTTTTAACTTTTTGTGTAGCCTCTTTTACCAGAGACTTGGCTTTGTTAGAGTTGTGGTATCGATTGCGAAATGCCGAAAGTTGTTCTGTTAGATTGGGAATCCAGGTATCTCTTTCATCTGACTCAAAGTTGAAAATATCTAACCCTCCTAATTCCATTAAACAATAAGGATTAACTAGGTGTAATCTGTAGTGTTCTGTCCAAACTGGCATAGTGCCATGACAAATGTGGAGATACTGTGACAGGGGTATGTTTTGTGATAAACAGTATTCGGTTATAAATTTAAATCCTTCCTTAATGTCTTCTATTTGATTATCTGGAGATTGATCTAAAATTGCTTTTTGAAACAGAGAATAGCTTTTAATAGCTGCTCTAGTGATAAAAAATGATAAGGGAGGAGTGCTTTCATCTGGGTGTAAAAATCGTGGAGCTCCAAAGAAATCATCCCACTTTATGTGTGGAAATTTAATAAAAAAAGCATGAAGCTTTTTTAGATAAAGACAGGTACTATCTGAGATATCATCAAAATTCTTCCTCGGTTTCCAGGCCTGTCCGTTGCGTTGATGGCGAAGATAACAATTGTATATTTGTTGTTCTATCAGAGGAATTTTCACTGGATTCAGAATTTAAGGATTTTCGCTGTTTGAATCTAAACACCTTTTTGTATATGTTTGGAGTAAGACTCAAGTATGTTCTTATTATATTCTGTAAATTATAATCTCCAAGCAATTCAAAGAAGATTTTTTGTGTTTTTTTGTCTTCTACTAGAAACTTTAAAAAATTTAAAAAATTTAATTTTTTACCTTTAGATATACAAACAAAGGACCCAAATTTGAGAGTTATATTTTCAAATTCTATGGAATCAAAATTTCCTCCAGGATTAATAATGTTGTCTATTTGTTGAGAAGAAGTAATAATCATACTTTATTTTTACCCATTCAAGGGTTTGAGGTTTTTTGTAATTTCCATAAATAACGGAGTTATAACGCCACCACCAGCATTAGAGTGTCCTCCTCCATCGCATATTTTTTCTGCAAAGGCTCCTACATCAATTGGATCATTTTTTAAAAATTGTCTAATACATACTTTTTCTGTTTTGGTATTGACAAAAAAGAAAATATCTGGCTGATGGGCTTGCATAATCATATCCATTACTGTGTTGGATATTTTTTCTGTTAAAGCTGCAACTACTCTTTTTTTCTTGGATCCGAAGTTTACATCACCGGTAAAGATTGGAAGAGATTTTGCTTCTTCTTGAGCAGCTTTTTTAACAAATGAAATAGCTCTTTTTTGTTCTGGTGTAAAGGGTTTAAATCCTTCTCTATAATCATTAATAAACTTTGTAAAATTATTTTTATACATGGTCCAGAATAAAATATTTAAATCGTAAGACTCTGGAATTTGGAGTCTATAATAATCAAAATCATCTGCTAGGGCTATAAGCATTTTTTGATCATTTGTTCGATCTGGATATTTTTCTCCTTTAAAAAGTTTAGCCATCAACAAAGCATTGGAAGAGATTGTCTTGTGTATAATTTTAGCCCTTTGAAACCTGGGAATAAAGGATTCTGAAGTTTCGTGGTGATCTATAAAGGTGATATGTTCTTGATCTAAATCAGGTAAGAACTCTTCTCTCAAAGCTAAATCTAAGATAAAAGTAGTACACGGTCTGTTAACCTCTTCCACTTCTATTTTGAGATTATCCATTTGTAAATTATTAAATCCCTTATATTTAATATGACTATTAGGCAATGCCCACATCAAGGTGAGTAGACTTACAGCTCCATCTAAATCACTATGGGTGTAGGCATTAATACAACTTGACATATGCCTATTTATATCTGGGGAATCCATAGTCACTAATCGTCTAAAGATTCGATAGTTCTAAGAGTATCTGAAATACTACTAATTCCAGTTGTAGATCCTGGTAACACTTTATTAGGAATAATAAAAGATTTGGACACATCATCCGGATCTCTCAGTGTAAGAGTAGGATAATCAATATTTAAAACTGT